TAATAATGCCAGGGCAGCTCCAGTCTCAATTACATTGATTCCAAATTGCCTTGGTGCTCTACGTCTTGCACGCTTTCTACGTCTTACGGCCATATACTCATAAATGAGTAGCCCTTAATAAATAAGTAGGTATCCAATTTTGAGTATAGCCTAGTTCCTTTATATCTCAAATGCTTTAGTTAAACTGGTGAGAACATGAAAAAGTCAAACGAATTTCACTTTGGTGCGACTAGCGTAATGCGCGAAGTCCCACCTGGTCAGACTGCCGTGATCAAGTTCAACGGCAAGCTAGAGGAGATTGAAACGGAATGGGGCAATAAGATGAAGTATCCCATCCTTCTTTTCTCCCACCCCTCTTACGAATCTATCTCTAAAGAAGGAATAGAAACAGTATGGCAAAGCAATAGCCAGGCATCAAGAGATCTGGCAACTGCATTGGAGCAAGGTATCAAGGAGCTATCCGCAGCTTTCCATGAAAATAAATGGAAGTTAACAAGGACAGAGGAAGGAACTTATTTCCTGGATGTTATACTATGAAGCGCAGGTGTAACATTTGCTTACAGACAAAGGATCATCTTAAGACTGATAAGTTCAATAACGAAGTAACGGTATGCTACGAGTGCCAGGCAATCCTAACAAAAATAATTAAGCAAAATTGGATAGCGGTCTAGTCTTAATGATCCCTGCGCGCTAGCGCACGGTGGATCATTAAGATTAGTACTCTTCTTTCTTACCAGCCGTTTTGATTCTAAGCAAAAGTAAGGATTGAAGTGGCAGGTGGGGTAGGAATGGGTATAAGAACTGAGTTTGGGCCGCTCAGACCCCTCAAAGGCCTAGCTTTTGCTCTGTTTTTGGCTTACTAGACCCCTGGTCTGCCCCTTTTACCGCATTTAGTAGCCCTTCAGCACCGCTTCTTTTCATTAACATGTCCGCTACAAACCCCATGATCGGGTTCTCCTTGGTTATCGCTTTGATCGTGGTTTGTCCTGTAGCATCATCAATTTTTTTGCTAGCTGCACCGATTGAGCCAAAAAAGGAACTTTGGAACTGTTCAAGTTTTTCGTGCATTCGTTCTTCGATTTCATCTATAACACCTTCAAGGATCTCAATGAGTTCTTCGTCGCTTTCTTTGCTCTTTGCCCAGAAAACCCATTCATCTTTGGATAACCTGGCAATATATTTGCTTAGAAGTGCATAAAATATGGTCCAAGCAGCAAAGTATAGCATCAAGGAAAGCGTTGTGATTTCCATTAACGTCCGCCAGGTATTGTACGGCAAACCCAAAAGTCGCCTACTTTGAATGCATATTCACCAGGGCCGCAGTCTGGTTTGATCTCAGTTGTATCACCATTACCATTTCCATTTGGTGCAGGAGGACCGATAAGTCCTCCACCCTTCTCAATATCGCTGAGCAATTTAATCATAACCAACAATGATCCTGCATTCATTTTTTTACATACTTCGACCAGAAGTCCTCAGCTTGTCCTTCCCAAGTTCCGCCAAAAGGATCTTGGCCAGTAACATCAAAAATAGCTTCAGCAAAATCTTTGGTAAATGTTAGATAATCGAGTTTACTTGGTAATTGAATTCCATTATCTTGTTTTTGTAATGCTTCAAATATAAGTCTCAAAATTGTTGGAGCTGATGCTAGAATAACACCACCTGCAATTAGCGATGGTACTTTTTCATTACCTGCTATTTGCTCCCAAATAGATTTCCTTGTTTCCCTTCCTAAGTATTCATCTAAAGCTCGTTTCTCAGGTGCTGTAAGTTTCTCTATAGTTACATCATCAGGTACTGCAGCAAAAACCATTATCGCCTCTTTTTACGTCCTGCAGGGGTTTTTCTGAATGCTATTGCCATTTTCTTTAGGTTGATCTTATTGGATCTAGCGTATCGAAAGCGTGGTTTGTTACTGTTAGCCTTTACGTATTTGTTCCAGGCACTTAGTTTACGCTTAGGTTTTCGTTTAGGAAGATCTTCGTAAGCTCTCCTGGCTGTTTCACGGACCATACCTCTCCTGGTTCCACACTCAGGACAATACTTAGTTGGCATTAGTTCACCATCTTCCCTTCGATTACTACAGTCATCTTACCAGTAGGACCCTGAGCCTGAACTTTCATGCCTGTGTTTGGTGGGATCGTATAGTATAGATTAGGGAATTGAGGCCCTACTCCAGCATCAATGATAAGGAACTTAGCTACATGGAGAGCTTCGCCATTACCCTGGATAGACCAGGACAATGCATCACCTGCAGAACATCCGCTATAATCGAAAGAGACATTAGTTACAACGCTATAGAAACGATTTGGTGAGATAAAGTCTAACAGAGTTGTGACCCCTGCAGTTAGATCTTCTTGTCCGCTCCAGGCAAACACATGATCTCCAAAGAAGTTTAGAGTAGGCCCCGTCGAAAGTGTCATTCGTGTATCCTGCCAACAAATACAATACTCCCTAGTCTGGAGGATTGATTATCATCACTGTCTACAATTACTTGAACTTTAGTATAAGGTGGAATAATCACCTTTTGCCTTTCACTTGAAGGTGTATCTTCAGTTCCAGCCTCAGCTTTTATTATTGCTATTATAGTTTCATTAAAGAGAATCTGCGCCAGTGTAGGGTTCCCCACTGCAGGATCTGTAGAGTTGACAACTGCATTAAGTTGGAACTCTCCTACCAGATACCCGTTTCCTGAATGTGTATCTATTACAGTCTGCGCACTTGTTGAACCTTCAAACGTTCCTGAATATGCGTAAGCATGTTTACCAATGTAATTTAGATCTAATCCAGCACCTGCTACTACATTCGCGCTGCTATACGGTATGCCTTCAGGCATTGTTCAATTTACTCGAACTGAATTGTGCAGCTTGCGTCTATTGTTGCTGCAGTTGTTACAGCGACTTGAATATCGATAGTGTTTCCTGGTGTTACACTTAGTGCGGTCTTTGTTTGGACTACACAATTTGCTACTCCAGTTCCACTTGATGCGGCCTGAGCTACTGCAGGACCCATAAACGTTGCATCTCCTTCCTGGAGTGCTGTGCCCGTTAATTTAAATCCTGAACAGAAGTCAGCTCCTGTTGCTACGCTACTTACTCCCATATCTATAGAAGAGATCTGCGATACTCCAGAAGGCACAACCAGGGAAAGACCCGATGATGCGAACTGGTTATTCATGCTCTGGAAACTTGTGGTTGCGCTCAACCCAGCTTCCGTTCTTGTTACTACTATTGCCATACTTATGCTCCTACTTTATCAGGCCCTGACCTTTATAGGCCCTAGAGAGGCCAATACAGGTGATCCTCTTGAAAATGATTTTACTGCAGCTTTTGCGATAAATGCTGAAACAAGTGTCTTAGTGATCATTGACTTATTTGATTTTGCTGCTTTAGATAATGTATCCACTCCTGCTTTAAGATTTCCTGCTAAAAAGGACTGCATAGCAGGTCCTGCATCAGTTTGTTGTAATAATGCCAGGGCAGCTCCAGTCTCAATTACATTGATTCCAAATTGCCTTGGTGCTCTACGTCTTGCACGCTTTCTACGTCTTACGGCCATATACTCATAAATGAGTAGCCCTTAATAAATAAGTAGGTATCCAATTTTGAG